ACCATTATTGCCTTGCGATGGGACAGTTGTTGCCGTGGGTTGATTAGTTCCATCACCTCTATTTCCAGTTCCAGCAGTGCTTTGGAAGCGAGCAGCACCTCCGCCACCAGATCCACCATTTTTACCGGCATTAGAGTCTCCAGCTCCTCCTCCTCCTCCACCTTGCGATGTTATTGTTGAAAATATAGAAGCACTTCCAGGAGTTCCATCCGAAGCACCATCAGTACCCGTTCCACCAGAACCTGCTCCACCACCACCACCAGATCCAACAGTGATTGAATATGAACCAGGAGACACAGAAAAACCACTTCCTGTTCTCATTCCGCCCGCTCCGCCGCCGCCGCCAAAACGAGAACCACCACCACCGCCACCGCCAACTACAAGGTAGTCAACGGAACTTAAAGAAGGATCGGTGACTGTAAAGGTCGCTGATGAAGTAAAAGTATGAATAGTCTGACCACCAGAGTAAGAAACTGTTCCACCAGTTGCTTTGACCGACTGTTGACCGACCTGATAACGGATGATGACAATACCGGAACCGCCAGCAGAACCTGATCCTGGAGATGGTTGTGCCCCTCCTCCTCCGCCGCCGCCGCCAGTGTTTGCTGTTGCAGAGGCGGAAGCACTAGATGGAGACGAAGCACCTGGACCACCAGTAGCTCCACCACCAGATCCACCTGCTCCACCAGTTCCAGCAGGACCAGGTTGTCCGCTTGCTACTTGTTGACCACCGCCACCGCCGCCGCCGGCATAAAAGACTGCTGTTCCGGAAATAGATGAAGGTAGTCCAGTTCCTCCTGCACCACCAAAATTAAGACTACCACCTGCACCAGGTGCTCCTGCACCACCACCTCCTCCTCCACCTCCACCAACTGTTGCTGGAGCACTAGTGCCTGCACCTTGACCACCAGGATTTCCTTGCCCAGGAGTGCCTGTTCCTGCGGGCAATCCTCTTCCAAATCCACCACCACCTGATGCGCCAGATGTGCCTCCAGGGCTGCCCTCACCACCAAGAGAAACGATAGAAGAAAAACCAACATTTGACGAATTAAATGTTGAACTATTACCAGGAACATTTTGTGGAGCACCTCCTGCTCCAACAATGATTGAATATGCTCCAGGAGAATTACTAACAGTTACACCAATACCAGTTCTGAAACCGCCTGCACCGCCGCCTCCCCCTGCACCAGTACCATTATCGCCATTAGTTCCACCTCCACCTCCACCAACAACAAGATACTCGACAGTATTATTATTAGCAGGAGCAGTTAAAACTTTAAAAGTATTAGATGCAGTAAACGTATGCGCTTTCCAAAAAACTCCACCACTATAATAAGAAGTTACAATACCACCCGTTGCCTGAATAAAGTTATCTGATGTTGGTTTCCAAGTTGTTCCGTCATAAACTTCTACAATACCCACTGTTGAATTGTATATAATAGTTCCAACAGCAGTTCCAACACCAGCATTACGTCCAGTGGTCGTTGTAGCACCTAGACCAACACCAGAAGAACTAATAAACTTATCACCGACTGTAATACTTGTTGTTGATATAGAACCAGTTAAAGTTCCGGTAACATTACCTGTTACATTACCTGTTAAGTTTCCAGTGATACTCGTCGCACTCAAAATACCGACCGTTGTGATACCTGAAAGAACCACACCAGTATCACTGAATGTTACGGTGCTTAATCCACTTCGGTTTTGTATTTGATTGACACGAATTTCAGAAGCCATTATGGTTTTTTAGGTATTTATTGAGGTAACTGTGCTGCTGCTTCCTCATTTATCTGTGCTGCTGTTTTGACTAAACCTTCTTCGTATGCCGCTAAAACCATATCTGGTTTGTTTGTAGCGGTAATGGGTTGGTTGTTTTCAAGTTTATTCTTAACATATAAGTCACAGATTTCATCAATCGCAATGCGAGCACGGTTGGTTGCTGCATTGTCAATCCATTCTTGAGGGTCTGCAGCGACATATTGTAGTGCTAGGTCTTCTGCTTCTGTTAAAGTAATTGTATAGTCCATATTAAGTCTTTTTGAGTATTTATTATCCTATTAAGAAACCACTAAATGATGCAAAACTATCTGATGATAGTCCACCAGTACTTCCATTAAATAAACTGACATAATCTCCTGCATTCAAATAAATGCTATTAGAATAACCATCATTTGTACTTGCGCTGGCACTACCTACACTTTCATAATAACTAGTTACATTTCCATTAAGACGGAATGTAAAATTATAATATGATACAGCATTAAATCTAACATTAAATGAAAAGTGATACATTCCAGCAACTGGTGCTGTAAATCTCCCAGTAGTATTGCTATAATGGGAACCAATATTAGTTACAATTGTAGATGGAACCATTTCAGTATTAACGGCAACAGTATAAGATGTAGAAAATGTTGCTCTAAATGCTGGTTGATAAGGCGAAGTCATTCTACCAGCATTATCAATTCTAACTCTTTCTAAAATCGTATCATTTGGAGTGCCATTTGCTGGTTTTGTAAAAATTTGAAATTCACCTCCCCAGTTACTAACAGCAGTAGAACCAATAGAAGCTAGTTTTGCAGACTGTCCATTTGTTTGTGTTGCTCTCCAAATTATTTTCGCTTTTTCTGAAGATACTGGTTGTGCTCCTATTTCTAATTGTAAGAGCTCTGCACCATCACTAGTGCTATACAAATGTATTAAATTTGATGGATTATTTGTTCCTATACCCAAACGACCATTACTATCAAACCTAGCAGTCTCTACACCACCTTCAGCAAACGCAATGGTATCAGCACTTGGAAAAAATATTCCGGTGTTTGAGTCACCACTTGGACTTATAGATGGTGCTGAAGTGCTACCAGCAGAAACTACAAGACCATTAGAAAATGTAGCAATGCCAGAAGAATTAACAGTTCCAGTAACATTACCCGTTAAATTCCCACTAAAAGTCGTAGCAGTAACTCTATCAGTTCCGATTGATACATTGTTTCCAACAGTAATTGAACTCGCTACCGAGATTGTACTAACACCAGAAATACTGTTGAAGTTAATGATTGCCATCTATCTTATAATATGACTTCCAGTTTTGAATATTTATACGACGACCCAAACTCCATCAATCGTCAGAGACCCATTGACATTTACAGGTCCTGCCATCAGACCATTAAAGTTTGTTCCAATGTAATGATTACCGTTTAGAGTATTGTCCATTATCACCATGCCATTTGAAACATAAAGTCCATTAAACGAGTTACCAATACCAGTGAGTCCTGATACATCAACGCTTGTAGTATTAACTCCAACAGAACTTTCGGTTGTAATACCAGCAGTGTTTGCTCTCCACTTGGAAGAAACAACGCCAGTCAACAAAGAACCATCACCAACAAACTTGGATGCTGTGATGATTCCTGCACCAACATTGCCCATTGAAACGGCAGCACCAGTCGTATTGATACCACCAGGTCCAACTGTAATAGAACCTACAACAACATTATCAGCAGTTGTAAGCCCTACATTGCCAGTGCGCCCATAAAAACCAGTGACATTACTTGACGTTGCACCAGCAAAGCCAATGTGTCTTACCTGAATTGCAACTCCACTTCCAGGTGCTGATACAAAACTAATAACATTTGCATTGACACTATATGCTCTAGTTACAAAAGCATCTGAAGGATACTGTACAACACCATCTAGTGTAACTAAAACATTCTGATTGTTTGCTGGTATTTTAGAAAGTGTAAAGTCAGTTGTTGCATTATTGCCAGTGAAACTATCAACAGTATTATCCGCAATATCAAAGGTTGGGAAGTTGTTGGCAACTAGATTTCCCCAAAAGACATCAGTGACTAATGGTGCTGTTGAAAATACAATGACAGAATCTAAATCAAATCCAAATCCATTTGCTGGTGTTGTCGTATCATTTGGTTGCTGAATAACACCATTAATAGAAATTTGAAGTTGAGCAGCACGAGTCATTGCTGCTTTGGTTCCATTATCATATGTTGCCTTGAATCTTGTATTGATTCCGTCGAAGGCAACATTGAATGTATGATTTGTTCCTACTCCAGGTCCAGTGATTTGGATAAAGGCGCCGTTTATTGCATTGACATAACTCAACGCAAGTTGAATGCTATTCTGATCGTATTTAATAATATAGTAAACATTACCAGAAATTAAGTTACCAATTGCAGTTCCAGTGGTGCTGTAAGTAACTCTTTGTCCCGTAATGAATCGATGATTGTTTAGCGTGATTGTATCATTGGCGGTCGAAATGATACTTGAATCACTACCATCGAACGTCAGTGTGTATGATGAAATGTCATCCAAAATTTTGAAAGAATTATTTTCTCCAATCGAAGGCAGGTTTCCAAGATATGACATATCTGTTTTTTAGTTATTTATTTACTATTTGCGGTTTGGAATGGTGACTCTGCCCAAGCGGCGAAGATATAAGTTCCACCAGATGCATTATAATCAGTTCCAGTGCTTCTAAATTTAAATCCATTAGATAGAAAATCCATAACATCAGTACCCAATTCAATTCCAGAAGTATTTGGAAATAATGTTGGAGTATTTGAACTATTTACAGACATTCTTGAACTATCCAATATAAACCAGTTACCCGTACTATCAGTTCTCTTGGTTATTACAACTGCCGGTTTAAATCCACAATACACAAAGGGTCCATCAGCGTTTCCATTACCTACATAACTTCCAAA